TCAACGCTCTTGATAGCTTCAATCTTCATTTCCTTTTCTGACTTGCCGTGAGGATCAAAGCTGTCGCCAACGATAGACTTCACATCATCGATCAAGCCCATACGTTGATCAACCAACTTGTCTAAACCGTCGCCTTCAACCTTGTCACGATAACCTTGCAATTCTTTTTCAAGACTATCGGCTTTGGCTTGTGCTTCTGACCTGTCGTTTTCAGCTTGCTTATTGCCGCTTTTCAAAGAATCACGTTCATCAGTTAATTTCTTGATTTGTGCGTTAAGTTCATCAATTCTCTTTTGATTTGCTGAATTGTCAGAGTCAAACTTGATCAACTTATCAGCATCATCGGTAGCGACCTTGATTGTTTGATCGCCAATGCGTACCTTTTCAAAATCCATTTGTGGTTTTTGCCCTTTCTCTTTACTAAAATCGTCCAGCTCACCGATCATTTCGGCACTATCGCCGACAACTGATCTATCAAGTGAAATGTCTGGACCTTCCCTTGCCACATCAACAACAGCAACGTGGTTGATAGTGATGTCTTTTTGTACTGAGTCATATTCAGTATTCTTGTAGACACCGCTTTGAGGCACGACCTGCGTTTGAAAGCCAATACTGAGTTGACGCTTGCCGTTATCGACCTTGTTAATCAAATCAGGGTTGGTAATCGTCAAATCAACTCGAACTGTGCCGTCTGCCTCATCTACATGGGCATTCGACGCAGTAAGACCTTTCATCAAAGTATTCGTGTTGCTCTTATCAACTAGGATTCGCTGACCAGCTTCATTTTCTGGATGATTGTCAGTGATTGGCTTGTTGTTTGCACTCGCCACCGTGCTGTCAGACAAGATATCCTCTGGCAGTTTGGCTTCATGACGAACAGTGCCATCCGGTTTCAGGTATTTAAAAACGCCAGCTCGTGCGATAGGCACGTTTCTGGCGTGAATGTAACCTGTAATTGGATCCTTTGTTATAGCGCTGACTGTTGATGAGTCGTACCTCGTAATCATTACTTACCAAGTGGTACGTTGATAGCTTGATCAGGAATGTAGATCACTTGACCAGCCTTAACAACTGGGTTGGTCTTGGATAAGCCGTTGAAGTAACGTAGTTGTTGGTAGGCAACTAAGACTTCATTTGCAACATCAAGTAAGGTTTGACCTTCCTTAACTGTGTAGTTTTTGCAATTTGTGTAATCAAATCCATTCTTTGCCACTCGTTTCACCTCCTTTTTTGGAGTTGATTGAGCGTTTAACGCAGTTTTTTCGTGATTAACTGCTACTTCTGGCGCATCTTTTGTGGTTTTTGGTGCGTCAACTGTTACTTTCTCTGAGTTAATACCGAAAAGTGGTTTGTTATCTGTCATGTCTTACCTCCTAATAAAAGCTAAATATCGGATCAGCCACACAGCGGCAGTTGATTGGTTCGCCAGGCATCTGTCCATCATCACCGCCAGTTGGATCGTCGTAGGTTTGACGAGTGCCATCTAGTTCTTGATGTTTGGGCCGTACTCGGTTATCTTCCATTGATTGCCAGACGTAATCTTTTGCGCCCGCCGCTTTGTGTCGACTCTCATTGAACTTAGCAAGCGCTGATCCGGTTTGATCATTAGCAACAAGTGCAGCATGTCTGACTGACATACCAGTTTGTTTAACGATTTCTTTTGTAATTACACCGGTGCCGTCACCATTTGAGATAGCTCGTGAGATGACACCAGTGATGCTGTCTGCATATCGATCCTTCATGTACTTGATCAGTTGGACGTTCTCAGCAACTCGTGCGTTAAATATCTTGGTCAATTCAGGGCTATCACGTATTGGGTTGATACCAGCTATCCGAATCTGCATTGCAACGTTGTTGTAGCTAAACATATCAATCGTTCTAACAAACTGTTCAGCAATTTTGCGAATAGTTGCATCACTAGTGGCTTGTTTGATCGTGTAGCCCATAGCATCGAGGTTATGTAGTACATTCTGTTGTTCTGTTTCAGTCGGATTGTTCTTTTTAGGTGCATCACCAACAATTTGAGTACCGCCTTTGAAGTAGTCCCCCATATAGACGTTGAAATACTCCATAGCGACTTTGCGCCACTGATAAACCAATCTAACGATGCGTCTTCGATAAGCATCTTCAAGATTGCGAGGATAGCGAGTGTGAGGCATTCTTCTATGAGTCGTCATGTTTCTCAGCTCGTTTCTTGTCTTTTTGATAGTTATCCACAATGTTCTTTACAGTTTCAGCATCAACACTGTCACCTGCTGTCTGCATTGCTGGGTTAGGGTTGGTGTCTTGACCTGCTAGCATGTCGTGGACTTCGTCCGGTGCAAGAACGCCGTTAGAAATCAAACTACTGTAAGCATTAGCTTGGTTCATGAAGATTTCTGAGTTTGTCTTATCGTCCATGGTTTGTAAGTCATTGAATACGATCTTCCAATCAAGTTGATCAGGGTCATCACCGTTTGCGTACATCAAAATACGAGTGATCTGTTCAATTTCAGGCTTTAACAAGTTGGTCTGAATTGCCTTGATGCTGTCGTAGTAGTTGATGACATCTTGTGATGCACCAGCTAATGTCCCAGCTTGTTCACCAGTTAGAACAGATTTTGGAATACCACATGCAGCACTAAGCTGTTGCCATACGAAGTTGTAAAGCAAATCAATACCGCCGGTTGGTGTTGCTACCTTTTCAATACTGTCTTGACTATGACCAAACGCCATTGCTTCTGTATTAAGTACTTGGCTAATCTCACGCTTATCACGTTTAAAGTCAGCGTCTCCTTCTTCCATCAACTGATCAGACTTGTAAAACTTGAAAGTAAATTCACGTAACATCTTCCCAGTCGATTCAAGTGCGATATCCATTGCTTTGAGTTGATCCTGACATCTGGTCAGAATTGACGTACCTGTTTCATCATCAATCGACTTATCAAGTGCAATGTGCCAATACCGGCTTTGATCAATAACTCTTGGAGTGTTTCTCGGAGTATTTGGCGTTTGAGTACCGTTAGGATCGACCTTGTAACCGGCGTTTTGTGTTCTGAGTACGATTGCCTGCTCCTTACCATAGTTAAGACTGAGTGGATCATCGTTAGACAAAACCTTGTCAACGTGGTTTTGACCAAATGCATGAATGAAGTGAACTTTTTCAACTGTGGTTGGATCAAGTGGCTTACTTGAATCGGCATCGTCATTTTCATTAACACCAATAGTGATATAACCATCACCGCCTTCACGTTGATAAACGAGTTGCTGAGATAAGGCTTGTGTAGTCTTCAAATCATAATGAAGCCGTTGATACATCTTCTGACGTTCTGGATCGTCTTCTACAATCACCCGAAAACCATTTCGGGTAGCATCTTCGGCTGGTTTATGAACGATACGTCTTGCAATAGCATTGTGTTTTGTCTCATTGTGCAGTGCATCGTAGTCTTGTTCATCATTAACCACTCGCCAGCCTAGATTGTCATAACTGGTAAACGGATCAAGGTCGATGCCGTCACCAACAATGGTTCTCTTTTTCGGTTCTGATTTTCTTCTGCTAAATAGTCCCATGTTTCCTCCTTTCTAATATCTGATAACTGGTCCACGACTATGGTTGTCGTGAAGTCTCTTAACTGCGTAAACCATCGAGTCAACGTTGTCGTCGTGCATTGCGTTAGGAAATGCAAAGATTTCTTCAAGCCAGTCCTCGATTTCAGGTCGCCACTTTGGATGTGGCACATAGATGTTTCCTGATTCCCATACTGGACTAACTGATGCTGCTCTTGCTTCCTTGCTATCTGCACCAGGTGAAACAGCAACGATTCCTGGTATCTCGTGTTGCAAGGCATCAATGATAGCTGGACCATTGGCTCGATCTTCGACCAACTTTGTTGTTGCGTCTGGGTAAAACCTTGTCATAGCTCTAATAGCATCTAGCGTCTCAGTGAATGACAAACGCTTGTGACACCAGCCAGGTCGTAGATATAAGTCAGCGTCACTTTTGCTCCACACTTGACCAGCGACAAAGTCATCGTTGGCTTTGCTCTTGAAAGTTGCGTCCCATGCCTGTACTGATGTATCCAAGTGTTTAGGCAATATCTTTGCGTCTTTATCAGTTAAGTGAAGTCTTACTTGTGTTTCTTTATCAGGAACATAAAACTTCACCCATTCACGTTTGAAGATATTACCGCCTTCAACTGTTGGACTTTGTTGGTACAAAGCAGTGAACTTTTGAGTCCCCATGTCGTGCTTGTTGCCAAGTA